GTATTGATCAGGCGATTGATGATAGTAACGAGGAGACTGATGATGCAAATTAAATATAAAAATCCAAAACAGGTTAATGCTGTATTGATTGCGCTTGACGCTGAGATTGAAAACGCACTTGGGGGTCGGCCAGTGGACTGGGAAACTTTTCCAGAGTTGGCAGCTATGCTTCAAGCGTACTACGTCACTCGCGTTCAATACGAGGGAGACTTAAAAAATGATTAACCACCACAACGCTCCTAATCACAGATATAACGGTTACAGCTATGTGCCGTTTGTTGAACACGATGACGGTGAGGTTCGTAAGGCAACCCACCGCGCCGTGTGCATTGAAACTGGCGATGAGACCATTCTGGAAGCTTCGCCATATCGATGGTTGACCTCTGATGAATTTTCATATCACATAGATATGTTGTTCGGTAATGTGTATGGAGACAGCGAATGATGAACTATTTTATTTTCGTTCTTGGCCTGATGATAACAGGCGCTGGCTGCGAGTTGGTGGATAACCCAAATAACAGTTTATTTGCATCAATCGTTGTGATGTACTTAGGTGTGTTTATTCTAATGTACGCAACAGTGCAGTTGGCAAAGAGTGACAACAGTTAGGGCGTGAGTGTTGACAGTCATTGTAGCAGACTGGGGAAATTCTTGATGTTCTCACGCCTTGTGGTTCTCCGGCATCAAGAAAGCTACAAACAAGATGGTGGTCTAACGGTTACACCATCAAAACAGAAGGGGGGCGGGTTTGGTCGTTCCTCGCCCCCCTTCATTTTCATTAAACAATTTATACCCTAGTACAAAATTCCTGCGGATTGCCCACCGCTGGGAGACATAGCGCCCTTGGGCAAGGCAAACCTCAGTGCCACAACAAACGGACAGTGGCAGAAAGGCAATGATACCCATGCTTAAAATGGTGTCAAAGCAGCGTCAGCTTAGCGCTGACCTAACAGCGGAAGAACAGGTGGCTAACCTTTCTTCTCTCATCAAGAACCCACCTCAGAACTCTCGCGTGATTGAAGTGTCACCGAAACTGGCTGAGTACGTTCTTGAAAACCTAAACATTGGCAATCGTAGCAAGAAGACCGAAAAGATTAAGGTCTACGCCAATGACATCTTGAACGGCAATTGGTCGCTCACAAACGCCACACTGGCCTTTGGGTCAGATGGCTACCTCAAGGACGGTCAGAACCGACTGAGCGCCTGTGTGAGGGCTGGAAAGCCGTTTAAGACACATGCAATCTTTGGCATAGAGCCTGAGTCCTTCATCCACATGGATGTTGGGGCAAACAGGTCGCACAGAGATGTGTTTACCATCATGGGTACACCGTACCCGTCAGTGACGGGCGCGGTTGTCCGACACATTGTTGCGTTCAAGAGCCAGAAGACCAGCACAAAGAACGTGAAAATGACAAATGATGATTTGCGTAGTTACTACAATGATGAAATTAATTCAACATTGTTAGAACTCTCAATCAAATTGTCAAAGATTGCCACAAAAAACACTTTGATCCCAGTGCCGCCACTAGCATCGCTGTTCTACATCGTGTCTGAGAGTGGCAACTTGGAGAAGGCAAAGTCATTTTTGAATGACCTTGCCGCCGGTTACGGTAAAGGTGTTCGCTCACCAGTCCGTAAGCTTCTCCACACATTGACTGAAATCAGGGTCGCCAACAGAAACAAAGTGATGCCTGATGTCATGTCAATCTTGCTTGCCAGAACTTGGGAAAACTACAAGGAAGGTAGAGCCTCAACAAAGCGTGACATGCACATTGATAGTGCAAGCTTCATGCCAGACTTGACTAAATAAATAAAAAAGGGGCAGGGTTTTTACACCTTGCCCCTTTTCTTGTCGTGGGAGGAAACAACATACTCACGTTGTATTTTTAAGTTAGACTATGAACAACACTCAGTCAACATTAAAACATTCAACACTTGCGGCAGCATATCCAGCCTTATCTAAATAACTATCCCAATGCTCCGGCGTTTCAATTAGGCGCGCCGTCTTCACCAAGTCCATCATTAGTCCATGGTCTAGAGCGGTAATACATTCCCCATCTTTAAGTTTGTGAGACAGGTAAGCGCTCCACAATGCAGCGATCCTAGTCCAGTTTTCCAAAGGGGGGCCGTAATGGCTTCCCCTAGCATCTATAACTTGCTTCGCTTCGTCCAATAATATTTTTCCTTTTCGGTCTGTCATACTCACCTCTTAAAATGGCACATCTTTATAATTGTACGATGGTACAGATGGGAAGTTATCATTGTCGTCCCCAATTGAATACCTAGAAGTTACTGGATTGAAGTAAAGTTCTGCGACACCTTGTTTGCCCACCCAGCTAAATCTACATTTCCATACATGCACTTCGCTGATTGCATTAGCCACTGGGTCTGGCCTGTGTACGGACAGACCTATGTCAGCTTTCGCAAACCAAGCGGCACTCCCCGATATATCGTAACCCTTGGGCGCCGGAACCTTGCCGTCAGTGCCTCTCATCATTTTTGTTGGATGAGCGACAAACCACAGATGTATGCCGTGTGACTGAGCAAACACCCTTAGCTGAGTTAGCATTTCGCTAATCCAATCAGTCTCGCTCATCTCTCCATTCTTTTGTATGTAATTGTATGGGTCAATGACAGCGCCTCTGATGCCGTGTCTCATCACCGCAATCTTCAGGCGCTCAACAATTCCATCTATCGTGGCTAGTGAGCCATCATTCTGATACAGAAAGCTAAAGTGTTCACGGACAAAATCCTTGCCCCGCTCTAATTCTTCAGACGTGAGCCGTGGGGTTACGCCAGTGAAGAATGGCTTAGCAAAATGCTTACTGATTAGCTTTGCTATGTGCAGCCTTGGCTCGTTTTCAAATGAACATATGGCAAACTTCCAGCCCTTTTCTTCGGCCAAGTTCACCATTATCTGATCAATGAACTCGGACTTTCCTGAGGATGGATGCCCTGTCACAACCGACAACTGGCCTTCCACAATCGTGTAATACTCATCAACATTTGAGTATCCGGTTGAGGCGCCACTGCCCATTCCCTTTTCGTAAATCTCATCAAGTTCATCGTAAAAATGAGAAGCATCATACAATCCAGCCACAGGCCATGGGATAATTTTAGCAACAAGCTTTTCCAAGCCCTTTTTGCCGTGCTTCATCAGCACATCGTTTGCGTCCTTGCAGTCCTCTGGAAACTCTATCTTCCAGCATTTATCTTTGCCGATCCGCCTAGCAATCTCCTCTGCCATTGCTTGACCAGCCCCATCTGAGTCGGTCGCAATAATAACCCTGTGCGCTTTTTCTATTTTCTTTTTAGCGTCCCAAAGGAACTTAAACTTATTGTCATCCTGAGGGTCTATCCTTCCATCGACAACCTTCATGACCGCACCGTTAGGCACTGACACACAGCTTTCAAAACCAGCTTCCATCATGGCGAGTACATCCATCTCGCCCTCGCAGATGAACAAATCATCTCCGGCCACAACTGAATCTAAGTTAAAAAATGATGCTGGGGCGCCGTTACATGAGAAGCCCTTGTCTGACAGTGACCTTATTTTGGCAGCGTATGTTTGCCCCTGATTTGTGTATGGGAAAACCACGCAGTCTGTCTGCCCCTGCAATGCCCCTATGTAATGTATCCCTGATTTGACCTTTGCCTTCCTCGCGGTTTCTTCTGATATGCCGCGCCCCTTCAACCAAGACAAAGTCTTTTCGTTTAATTCTTCCCAATTATGTTGAACTGCAAGTGCCACTTTGTTGCTCCTCTGAGCTGGCATAAATCTTTCCTCAAGTGCCACGACACCATTGGCGCTGCAATGCCAGCAATTATATAAAATGCCTTCATCGCCCACCTTCAAAGAAAGTGTGCGTTCATGTTTCTTTTTTCTATTTGGTGAGCAGATGGGGCAGACTATCTTGTGCTGACCCTCGCCCATACGGAGGGCTTCGCCCCTAATTAGTACATCAGTTTGCATTTTTTATCTCCACGACACATTCACGATATGCTGAGGAGATTGCCATGTCAATACGATATTTGCCATGCAAACCGATTAGGACGACATAGTACATATGTACTATATAGTACATAAATGTATTATATATTATAATATATATATACATACTACATTTGTACTATTGTACTATTTTTTATCTATAAGGTCTTTTAATTTTCTGCCTTCATACCTTGCGATTGGTTCTTTGGCACTCAGTATGTACAGGAAGTTGTTTTTCATTTTTTCATGGTCGATGTCGGCCAAGTCGCACACTGTTACAAAGTCGTCTGTGTGTATCCACAACTCGACAACGGCGCGCTCTCTATCGTCATTCAGGTAGGCATCTGAGATAGCTTGGGATATCACCGCTCTCCAAAGATGACACTCTGATGATTGTTCTTGGGTTTTCCCTATCAAGCCCCCAGTAAATATTCTTCTGTTTAACTTGGCGGTCATTCTTGTAGACAACTCCCTGCATCAAATCCAAAATTAAACTTTCATCCAAGTCCGGTCTTCTTGACGCATAAAATATTAACATTTCTACTTTTACATCTTCTTCAAAAAGACAGTCAATAGTTTGACACTGTAGAAGAAATTGTTTTGCGTAGTTTCTTGCCTTGTCAGACTTGATTGAGGCTGGGCGCCCCCTTATCAAGACTATCTTTCGGCTATTCGCCTTAGACGCTGGCTCTCCGATTATCTGGAATGTGTGTACTTTTTCAGCCATTTTACCAAATTTTTCCTATTGACTTTGATTTGCCCAGTTGATACAACGGCATTGGAAGGAGACAACTATGGAAATCACTAACAACTATTCGTTACCGCAATCCTTTGTTGATTTTGCCAGAAATGACAAATATAGCAAGGGTAAAGCGGATATTTCAGTTACAACGCTAATAGACAGCCCAAGGGTTCGCATCATGCGTGATAGGCATCATGCTGATCGCGTTGTTGATGTTGTCGATAACATATGGGCGCTCTTTGGCACAGCCGTTCACCACATACTTGAAAGCACTGAGCCATCAGACAATGTGGTTCTTGAGGAAAGGCTGTTCACAAAGGTGAATGGGTGGGTGTTATCTGGCGCGGTTGACCACCAGAAGATAGATGGTCAGACTGTGGAGATTACCGACTACAAAGTTACCAGCGTGTGGTCTGTGATACATGGCAAGGTAGACTGGGAGCGCCAGCTAAATGTTTACGCGTACCTTGTTCAAAAGAACAAGGGCAAGAGAGTTAAGAAGCTTTCCATATGTGCGATCCTCAGGGATTGGAATAGGCGTGATGCACAAACAAAACCGAATTACCCTCAGGCGCCAGTTGTGATAGTAGATGTGCCGATGTGGGGAGAGGTGGAAAGAATTTCGTATATACATGAGCGCATAAAAGCCCATCAGGCGGCGCAAAACGTGTATGACATATCAGATACCGTTGATACAACTTTTATCCAGTGCAGCACAGAGGAGCAATGGAAAAGGGATGATGCTTGGGCGGTAAAGAAAAAGGGATTAAAAAGGGCTATGCGTGTCTTTAATAACGAGGACGAGGCCACTGATTTTGCCAAGGCACAAAGTGAAACCCAAAACGTGCCTATGGAAATAGAATACCGCGCTGGGGAACTGGTACGGTGTAATGGCAACTACTGCGGTGTTGCTGAATTTTGCTCACAATATAGAGGAGACAACTGATGAGCGTATGGGAAACCTTATCCAATATTGATGTGTCAGAACACACTGAGGAAAAAAATGGCCTAACCTACCTTAGCTGGGCTTGGGCTTGGGGGATTGTTAAGGATCATTATCCGAAAGCAACCTTCACTAAAAATTTGTACTCTAGTGCAAATAACGATTGCACCCTGCCATACATGATTGATCCAGCAGGGTATGCGTTTGTGTCTGTTACGATTGAGATTGATGGCGAGACACAGACCGAAGTCCTTCCTGTTCTTAACCACGCGAACAAGGCCGTTTCACAGCCAGATAGCTTTCAAGTAAACACGGCGCTACAACGCTGCTTAGCTAAGTGCTGCGCCATGCACGGACTTGGGCATTACATCTACGCAGGTGAAGACCTGCCAAAGGGTGTTGAGAGAAAAGTAACCATCGAAAGTTCAGACGGCGAAAAGAAAGATGTCGAGGGTCTGGAAATGGTTGCTGAGGTATTTAATACATTTATCCCTGACTGCGATACAGTTGACAAGCTTCGCGGTTTTTGGGGTACAAATAAAGAGGCTATAGACATTCTGAAGAATGGAAATAAGTCTCTGTATGATCAGGTTCTAAAGAAGTTTACTGAACACTCTGAAAATCTAAAGCCAAAAGGAGAAGCG